CTCGTTCTTCTTGAGATGGTGGAGGTGGAGGTGCAGGTGCATTTACTGTTAATGCTTTAGCGTTGGCTTTTTTTATCTGACTTTGCAAACGACGAATACTTGGATCGTTTGGTCGGACACGTAGTAGGTAATTAACTTCTTTTGTGGCACGTGCAACATCAAATGGCACTGCCTCTTTTTTAGTTGGGTCTTTACCTAATGCGCCTTTGGTCGTTTTCTTTTGTGCCATAACTATACCTGCCCACCCATATCGAATCGTATTTCAAACCCTAGTATTTGCAAAGTTGAGTTTTTAATGGACCCGCCAAAACGAACCGCTGCACAATGCCCTTGGCCTTTAACAGCAAATCGGTCAAATACATATTCTACATCTGCTGACCAAGTACTACCCCAAGGCGTATAGGTAGGAGACCCACCAGTGCTACCCCACGGAGTAAACGTACCGCTCGGTGTAACTACGCTTGTAATTGTTTGGGCTCGCTTAAAGTCAGTATCAAGTCCCAAAGACAAAGTGATGCCACGTTTAGTCCGCATTAATGGACGGATATCCTTAAATGCTTTGTAGTTGCCACGAGAATTATAGAAGCTAAACGCAGACCTTCCAGCAAAAGCAATGCTTTGACTTGTGGTAGAGGTAATGGCATCAGCTTGACCAGTTTCGCCTTTCCATACGATTCCTAAAGAAGAACCGTAAAATGGCAATTCTTGAAACACACAACTAGCCAAGGCATGATTGTCGTCAAAAAGTTGGAACACCGTCCAACCCTTCGTATCAATGCTGTAAACTAAAAACTTACAACCACTTCCACTTACCGGCACAGATACATAAATGCGTCGTCCTTGTGGCCAAAAGAAGCCAGTCCACTGATGGTCGAATGGAATGGTAAGAGCGTAGTCAGTGATGAGAGGATTGATTTTAGCACTTACAAGATTCAACGCCGCTTCTGGATCTGACTGTAACAAGCCTGATAGTGGCACTAAGCCTTGAGCTGTAATCACCCAAACGTCGTTGTTATAACGGATAAATGCTCGGTAGCCGAGTGGCTTGCCTATGTAGTATCGAGCGGTAAGACCCCAGGTAGAAGGGTCGCCGGCATAGTTCCCGCTGTAAAAAACTACCTCGCCTTCTGAGCTACAAGCATAAAAGTAATCTTGTGCTGCTACATTGTTAGTTTGGCTGAAACTACCAATACCAACGAGAAAACCACCACGATTAAATACATACTGAAAATCAAATGATGTAAGAGCTGGGGTGCCTGCTGTTCCAGTGACCTGTAATCCACCATACCAAACCTTAGAACTAGCAGCCTCCACAAAGTATAATCGTTCTTTGTGAGCTGTAACGTTTATCAATGTAGTTAGTGTTGGACCTGTGAATGTAATTGCACTGACATTGCCAACGCCAGTATAGACAAGTGGAGTGTCTACACCGTTGCACAAATACAGATTATTTGCGTAGGTAACAGACTGCCAATCACCGTTGGTAATAACAGCAGCTCCGGTAATATCTGATACGGTGCCAGACGAGTTGATTGAATAAAGTTTAGAAGCTGTGCCTACAATTAGTTGGCTACTTCCATTAGCTAAATTCAAAGATTGAGCAAGCTTTATTGCTGCTGATGATAATGTATCTGCAAATTGAGTGTATCCAAGTCGTACTGTAGGCGCACTAGCTCCAGGAAATACGTTTACAAGTTCCAGTGCATAAGCTGGATCCATGTTGTCTATTGGACTTACTAGATCCAACCCACCATACGGCGGTGACATTGTATAACCTTCAAAAGCCATTATTATCCTTGCCGGCTCTGATACATTGACGGATTAAACTGCGGTGCTGGTTGCATCTGCTGTGCTTGCTGCGCTTGTTGCAATTGATTTATGTACTGCTGGATCTGCTCGCCAGACATATTTGATATTTGACTTAAATCAAGTTGTTGCTGTTGAGGCATACTTTGATTTTGATACGGCGCACGAATGTTAATTGGATTCTGATACATCCAAGGCTTTTGCATATCCAAAGATGCCGGACCTTTTGGCATAAAAGCACCTTGAGCTGCCCCAGCTATTGCATCACGCATAGAGTTTTCAAATCCAGGCGGTATTTGTCCAACTTGACTTTGTGTCAAAGGTGGTGCCATCTGTGGTCTTGCTTGCGGCAAATTTGCAGAAGGACGCTGTGAAGGTTGCGACATAGGCTGCTGCAAACTGCGTACAAGTTGACCCGACGGAGCACGATAAACACCAGGGCTTACACGCATAGCGGATGATGGTGGTGACGTATATTTTCCAGTACGTTCATCAAAATTAGGAGAACCACCGGCATACACTCTGCCACCAGTTTTAGGACTTTTTGTCATTGCGCCTTTAGCCATATTACTTTCCTTTCCCTGCTTTGTAATTTGCACTTAGTGACTCTCTAACCGTCTTAGCTGGCCCCACACGTCCTTTATCATTCATGTACATGCCAGGCGAGACTCGGACTACTTGTCCCTTTGGTGGCCGTTGTACTGGCGCTATTGGACCCTGTACGCCAACGCCAGCCTTTTGAGCAAACGTAGACTTACCAAGCATGGCCTGGATGTTGTTTTGCACATCCTGCTGTGACTTGGCATTGGATGTAACAGCGTTCACTAACATGCCTGTATACTGTTCAGGCTTTACTCCTTTTGGTGCTTCCGCATAAATGCTACGAATCATCGGATCGATTTGATCGGTAGCAAACTTGGCAAGTGGATTGCTGAAATCAACATCCCACGCTTGTCGTGTAGTCTTTCCATTAATGTTCTCGCCGACGTTTGTGTAGCGAGTTTTGCCATCAAGCCCAATGTTAAACTTTGAACCATCGGCAAGACTAACTTCATAGTTCTTATTGGCAACGCCTGTTTCTTTAAGAATGCCGCGAAAATCATCACGCTGTAATTGCGCATCTGACTTGCCAGTGGTCATCATCTGTCCAATAGACCGTTTGCCAGCTAAACGCAGTCCAATATTCGCAATTCTACCAACAGGACTAATGTTTGCGGCTTGATTCAAATAGTCCTCACGTGTCCCACGACCACGAAGGATATCTTTCATGCCGGTTTCCCAAGCATTATTAAGAGTTATTGCCGCAGCTGCCACAGGTAAGGCTATCCCGCCAACAGCTCCAGCGCCGGAGGCGGGTGCGCCAGTAGTAGTTGCACTTACTAAGGTCGGTGTTGCTACAGTTCCAGCACCGGTTGCTCCCGCACCTGTAGTGCCCAACACAGTTGGCGCAATGGCACTTGTGCCACTACCTAGAAGTTGACTTGTAAGATATCCAGCGCCAATTGTTCCTGCTAATGCTCCACCAGTTTGAGCAAGGCCAGCAGTTTGAGCTTGAGAAGCCCTATCCCTGGCCTGCTCCTCTGGAGTCTTTGGCATACCAAATCGCTGTGTCACCATTTGATACACCTGTTGTGGTGGCAGCCCTTGTGTGCGTAGGTAGGCAATGTACGCATTTGGGTCTTTATAGGTAAGCTCTGGATCACTCTTAAATGTTGTAGGTCCTGCAATAGCCATTATATCCACGTTCCAAATACAGCGGTTCCACTTCTAGCAAAGAGTTCAGCACGAGTATGACCACCAGCATATATAATTTTGCCAGGGTTATCTCGGCTATACTCTTCATGTAATTGCGTCGGAAATTTCTGTTGAATGGTAGTTAGTCCATGTATCTCAGCAAAGCGCTCAAGCACTCCTTGCTCAACTAACTTCTCGTTAAATACGCTTACATCCGTATCTGCTAAAAACGTGCTGTAAGCACCGTTATAGTAATCCCAAGTTACACCGCCATCTGAAACTGATCCGGTCGTATGAGTCGGTGGCGTAGCTCCTGTGGTTCCTCCAGCGGTCGTAAAGTAATAGTTGCCGTTGTAGAAACAATAGGAATTGGTTGTGAAAAGTGTGCTGGTAGTCCAAGTTTTCGGCTTAACGCTTCTATCAGCGATATACTCAAATACAATAATGTTACCATTGTTATTAGCTCCAGGAGTCGGACTAATAAGTAGTTCAGTATTTGAAATGCCACGGATTTGCATTCTTTGATAGACCGTGGTGTTGAGTCCAAATCCTCTGATTTCGCCATATTCCTGCTCACTCATTGGGCCAAGAATGCGAAAACGTGTAGAGCTATTCCAAAACGTTTCGTATTGATACCAAGAAAAAGCGGAGGGCAACGCATAGTTTGCTTGCCCTCCGACCAACGTAATACTTCCAGACGCATAACATTTAGGCCAAGGATAAGCCTCAAATATGTCTCTGTTAATACGCTGCGTAATCGCCAACAATTGTTTTGTAGTAGTTTCAGAGGAAGTAGCTACGTTTGACTCGACTGTATAGCCGCACTCGTCTGCTACGTTTTGAACAATTGTTGCTAAACTCATATTTTTTTCGGTCTACCTCTACGCTTTGGTGCATCCTCAACAGACTCATCAGCGGCCTCATCTTCGACCTCAGATTCTCGGATCACCTCCTTTCTTACACCACGCAAATCAGTGCCTTCATTGGCCTCAACTCTCTGCATGAGTAGTTCCAGTTGGTGCTCAAGTTTTGCAG